ACCACGTTGGGTACGATTGCCACAGGCACTTGGAACGCAACCACAATTGCTGTTACCAAAGGCGGCACAGGGTTGACCAGTTACACGATTGGCGATTTGATTTACGCCTCGGGCACGGCTACCCTATCCACTTTGGCAGATGTTGCCACAGGCAATGCGTTAATTTCGGGCGGTGTAGGCGTAGCGCCCTTATGGGGCAAAATTGGATTAACCACCCATGTGTCGGGAAGTTTGCCAATTGCTAATGGCGGCACAAACGCCACGGCAACACCTACGGCTGGCGCTGTGGCTTACGGCACGGGCACGGCGTATGCGTTTTCCCTTGCTGGTACTGCGGGGCAAGTTCTTATTTCGGGTGGCGCAGGGTCACCGACTTGGGCAAATTTTGGGTCAGGGGATGTAACAGGGCCAGCTAGTTCAACCGACAACGCCATAGCCCGATTTGACCAAACCACGGGCAAGATCATTCAAAACAGCGTTGTGACAATTGACGATACAGGTAATGTAAGCGGCATTTTGTCTCAACAATTTAGCAATGGTTCTGCGGTAACTCTTGCCGCTGGAAAATTTTGGTATGACGGTAGCACAGGTTCTTGGAATGCTGGCATGGGTGGTGGAAACATTACTCAACAAATTGGCGAAGAATTGTTTATTTACGGTAAAGCCTCTGCTGCTATCACAGATTCCCCACTTCAAATTGTTTACCATACTGGCACGGTAGGGGCAAGTGGCGTTATAACTTTTGCGCCCACGGTTGCAAGTATTACTGACCCTAACGCAATTCTTGGTATAGCTACTGAATCTTTGGCGCTTAATGGTTTTGGGCGAATAACTACTTTTGGTGTGGTGCGTGGCATCACTACCAATGGTTCAGCTTTTGGAGAGACTTGGGCTGATGATGATGTTATTTGGTACAACCCTGTAACAGGTAACCCTACCAAAGTTGAGCCTGTTGCGCCTTACATTAAGGTACAAGTTGGCTTAGTGATTAAAGCGGGGTCAGGCGGGTCGGGATCATTTCAAGTTGGCGTGGTTCGGGGTTCAAAACTTGGTGGCACAGATTCCAATGTGCAATTTGGCACACTTGCCAACAATAATTTAATCCAATACAGCACTTCATTGGGTTATTGGACAAACGTTGCCACTTCAACTGTCTCTGTGGGAACGGCAACCAATTTGGCAGGCGGTGCGGCGGCATCCATACCTTACCAATCAGCAAGCGGCACAACGGCATTTTTGGCCTCTGCTGCGGGGGATGCCAACAAGGTATTGCAAAGCAATGGCACAAGCGCCCCAAGCTGGGTAACGCCCGTAGCCTACGCCACGGTCACAGATGACACCACCACAAATGCGGTGCGTTATCCTTTGTTTGCCAACCAAACCACGGGCAACTTAGCCACCACTTTGGTAAGTTCTACAAAGTACAACTTCAATCCAAGTTCGGGATTGTTGACCGCCACAGGGTTTAGCGGGTCAGGGGCAAGCCTTACAAGCCTGCCTGCGGGTCAACTATCGGGAACAATTCCAAGCGGTGTATTGGGCAATTCAAGCCTTTACATTGGCACAACCGCAATTGCTTTAAACCGATCAAGTAGCGCCCAATCATTGACAGGCGTAAACATTGATGGGTCGGCAGGGTCTGCAACCACAGCGGGAACAGCTACCAACGCAACCAATGTGGCAATTACTGATGACACCAGCACAGCGGCAGAAATGTACTTGTCTTGGGTGACCACAAGCACAGGAAATTTGCCAATGAAGGTATCATCAACTAAACTCAAATTTAATCCATCCACGGGCGTTTTAACCGCCACTGGCGGGGTAACAGGGGGCACATTCTGATGTGGAAAATTCTAGAAATCCAAGCCGAAGGCGATTTGATTACAGGCGCACGGTATTTCTGTTCCAAAAACGGGGTGGAAACCGAGGGTTGGTGGAAGTTTGCCGAGCCTGCATTGAATACCCCATTTGCGGATGTGAATGAGGAAATGGTAATTGGTTGGGTGACCGCCGACATTGGCGCACAAGTTGAAGCCCGATTAGATGAGCAGGCGGCAGTTACGCAGCGGGTGGTTGTCGCCCCTTGGTTGCCGCAAGTCTTTACACCGAGCATTTAAGGAAAAAATATGGCTGTATTTTTATCACCAATCGGCGGGGCGGGATGGCAATTTTTTGATAACGATGGAATAGTTTTATCGGGCGGCAAACTGTACACCTATGCCGCTGGCACAACTACCCCAAAAACGTCTTACACAACATCCGCAGGAAATATAGCCCACACAAATCCAATTATTTTGAATTCGGCGGGGCGAGTGCCTACGGGTGAAATTTGGTTATTGCCATCACCGTATAAGTTTTCTTTGTTTACATCTACGAACACATTAATTGCAACTTACGACAACATTTCAGGCGTTGGTGCGGCAGAATTCCAAGTTCAAAACTTTACAGGCACAGGGTCACAAACCATATATACATTGAGCAATGCATCTTTGGGTGAAAATTACACATTTGTGTATATCAATGGTGTTTATCAGCAAAAAAATACTTACACCATATCAGGCACAACTTTGACATTTTCAGAGGCGCCGCCATTCACTTCATCAATTGAAATTATGTTCAATTAAGGTAAAACATGGCACAAACAGGCTACACCCCCATTCAGCTTTATTACAGCACTACGGCGGCAACTGCGCCGTTGGCGGCTAATCTTGCCAATGGTGAGTTGGCTATTAACATTACCGATGGCAAATTGTTTTACAAAGACAATGCTGCGGCGGTTCAAGTTATTGGCTGGAAAACTGTACCAGCTACGGCTGGCGGCACGGGGCTTACATCTTATGCGGTGGGTGACATTCTTTATGCAAACACCACTACGACTCTTGCAAAACTTGCTGATGTGGCAACGGGTAATGCGTTAATTTCGGGCGGTGTTGGGGTTGCCCCAAGCTACGGCAAAATTGGTCTTACAACCCATGTAAGTGGCACATTACCCGTGGCAAACGGTGGAACAAATTTAACAAGTTTTACCGCAAACGGCTTAGTCTACGCATCGTCTACAAGTGCATTGGCTACGGGTAGCGCCATCACATTTGATGGCACTAACTTTGCGACAACAGGAACAGCAAGTGCGGCTAAATTAATCCCAACGGGTTCATCTGTTACTGGCAATGGTTTGTATCTTCCAGCAACAAATGCCCTTGGATTGTCTACTAATGGCGCAAATGCTATTTATATAAATTCAGGTCAAGATGTAGGTATTGGCACTGCTTTACCATCGGCAAAACTTCATATTTCAGGTGTTTTGCCATCAATAACTAATGGTAATGGTCAACTCCAAGTTTTTTCAAATGATGCTATTGCCGCTAATAAAGGTGGAAAAATTTCTCTTGGGGGTGTTTCAGGTCAAGGTGGTGCATTTGACCCTTATGGATTTTGTTATGTTGCAGGGTTAAAAGAGAATGCTACTGCTAGTGATTTCTCTGGCTATTTAGCTTTTGGTACTTCTACATCAGGTGGCACTGTTACAGAACGCCAGCGTATTTCCTCCGCTGGCATTGTTACTATGTCGGCGTATGGTGCTGGTGCGGCTACATTTTCGGCTGCGGGTGTAATTTCTTCTGTTTCTGATGAAACATGGAAAATTAAAGATGGCGTTCCTGTTAACGCTGATTCCATGCTTATGAAGCTAGAGCCAGGTTACTGGTACTACAACGATGAGAAAAAAGAAATTTTTGGGACTGAAAGGCAATTGGGTTTTTACGCACAAAACGTAAATGCCGCCATTGGCCCTGAAGCCGCACCTGTTCCTGAAACAACAATTGAAATAGCAAATGACGGTTCTGAAATTTCCACAACAAAACCGTGGGGCTATTATGACCGTTCGGTTTTAGCGGTGGTTGTCATTTCTTTACAAAAAGCACTTGTAACCATTGAATCCCTAACCGAGCGCATTAAAGCGCTTGAATCACGTTAGCCTAAAGGAAAATTATGGCACTCACAAAAACCTCATTTTCAATGATCCAACAGGGAAAGCAATTTAACAATGCTTTGGACTTTGGAGTTGTTGGTGACGGTACAACTAATGACACAGCAGCTTTACAAGCCGCAATAAATGCCAGTACAGGCGGCGTATTGTATTTGCCAGCAGGCATATACCTTTGTTCAACACTATCATTAGTTGCCAACCTTACTCTTGTTGGTGCTGGGCAAAACAATACAATTATTCGTTCTAATGGATCAAATGTAGGAAGTTTTATATCAGGCACTTCAACAAACAATGTGACGGTGCAAAATTTGCAAATTGACTTTGCAGATATATCTTCAGTTTCAGCCACTTCTGCATTTGGTTTTTTAAACAGCAATTTTGTTGCAATACGAAATTGCAAAGTTATTAAATTTAATAAACTTGGCGTAGGTTTTAATTCATGCCGTTATTTTTGGGTTCAAGATTGCTATATTGAACGCACAACTGCTGATGCCCAAGGTGTTAACGAATGTATTTTTGCCACCGAAACAGGTTCACAAACTAATCAATATGGATGGATTCAAAACAATGTGCTTGTAAATTCGGGAACATTATTGCAAGGCGGTTATTTATTTATAGATAACAATACAATTCTTAATTGGAGATATGGTGCTGGTATTGGTATAGCGCAAACAGCATCGACTGCGTATAACATAATATCGGCTAATCATATTTGGGGAAATTATACAGGGATAGATAGCGATGGTTTTTCTGTAAAAGGGATTGAATGCTGGGGTAGTGCCACACGAATTTGCAACAATATTATTCACGGCGCTAGTGGGCCAGGCATATTTCTTGGCGGTCAAAATTCCATAATTGAAGGCAATGTCATATATGACAACAATACATATACCACAGAAACGCCATCAGGAGGAATAACACTTACTTATTCAAACGCTACTTATAACGCCAATAATTCTGTATTTGTAGGAAACCGTTGTTTTGATAACTTAGGTGCTTCAGGCACTCAACAATATGGAATAGTGATTGGGGCAAGTATTTCTAATGCTTACATAGGCGTAAATAATTTAGATGGAAATAAAACAGGTCAAGTATTAAATCAATCAGCAAGTGTAAATAGTTATATTGGTTCATCTTATGCTGCTAATGCCACTGCAACATTAGGAACTATTGCAAATGGCGCTTCTAATTCTGTTGCAGTCACACTACCAAATGCCGTATTAGGAAATATGGTTACTGCTTCATGTAGCGTTGATTTGCAAGGGATGACTATATCAGGCTATGTAAACGCCCCAAACAGTTCTATTGTTGTTGTAACAAATAACACAGGATCATCTAAAACTTTAGCTTCTGCTGTTTTTAGAGCCGCTGTTTCATCTAACATTGTTTAAGTTAAAGGAAGCATCATGGAATATAAATGGGTCGTTAACAAGGTGCAAGTGGCTGATGAAAATCTTGTTGTCAAGGCTGAATTAACCGTTACAGGTACTGATGGCGATAAATCAGCCTCTGCCAATTATTACCGCACATTTACCCGTGGGGATAGTTTTGTTCCCTATGAATTCTTAACTGAACAACAAGTTTTAGCGTGGTGTTTTGCGCCCGAAGTTATTACTTGGGTAGACAAAGATGGCGCAGAACAAACAATTACCAAGCATCTTAAAGATGAAGGCGAAGCACAAGTAGCTGGGCAAATTGAACGCCAGTTAGCACAAGAACAAATTGAGCCTGCTTTACCTTGGTTAGAAATTCCAGCATAAGGACAATCCATGACACAGCCAATTGACATTATCACCCGAGCCATGAAGGACATTGGCGCTGTCGCCGCTGGTGAAGTGCCAACAGCTGATGAAGCGCAAGATGGGCTAGATATGCTCAACGATATGTGCGCCCAATGGTCAAATGAAAACATGATGGTTTTCTATCGCACAGAGTTGATTTTTCCAACCGTGCAAAATACTGTGCAATACACGCTAGGGCCAGGCGGTTCGGTCGGTGCTACCTTTACAGGTTCAATTGCTGGCACGACCTTGACCGTCACCGCCATCACCAGTGGCGGCATCACAATGGGCATGACCTTATCGGGCACAGGCATCACAGCAGGCACGACCATTGTGGGCTTTGGAACGGGCGCAGGCGGCAACGTCAACGAAGCGGGTACATATACCGTTAGCAAGTCACAAACAGTAGCCAGCACGACCATTAATGCCTATTATGAGCGCCCCTTAACCATTGAATCGGGCTTTGTGCGGGTTGCAACGATGCAGGGCGGGTCTAGTGTTGCTGGTGGATATTTGGACTATCCCTTGGCGATTCTGAGCCTTGAGGAATATGAATCTTTGGGCATCAAGCAATTAAATGGGCCTTGGGCAAAGATGATCTACTATATGCCTGCCGAAACTCTTGGCACGGTGTATGTGTTTCCCAACCCGTCACAAGGTGAATTGCACTTATTCACGCAAACCATTTTTAGGGAATTCCAAACCCTAAACGACACAATTACCTTACCTCAAGGCTACAACATGGCTTTGCGGTGGTGTTTGGCAGAACGATTGATGCCGATGTATGGCAAGACCAATCAAACGCAGGTTGCATTGATTACCAGCTACGCAGCGCAAGCAAAATCCACAATCAAGCGCACCAATATGCGCCCACCGCAAGTTTCCCGTTATCCTGATGCCCTATTGATGGGCAAAGCCAAGGATGCTGGTTTCATCATGGATGGGGGTTTCCGCTAATGCCTGATTTTGGCTTTGTCGGCGCATCTTATGAAGCGCCATCCATATACCAAGATGCACAAGAGTGCATTAATTTCTTTTGTGAAATTGACCCTACCAAGCAACAAGGGGCTAGGGGTGTGGTGGCGATGTACCCTACGCCTGGCCTTGTCAAAGTTGCACAACTTTTGGCGGCAGAGGTGCGGGGCTTGCATACCTTGTCAAATGAAAATTACTTTCTTGCTGTTGCTGGTAATTTGGTTTACAAGGTGGATGCCAGCTACACGGTTACCCAAATTGGAACATTGACCACTAGCACAGGGCCAGTTTCCATGTCCGATAACGTCACCAATAATGGCATGACCGTTTATATTGTGGATGGGGTGAATCGTTACACATGGATTGAATCGACAAACATTTTTGCCACATTGCCAAGCACAGATGGCCCGTGGCAAGGTGCAACGGTTGTGGATTCCATAGATGGCTACAACATTTACAACCAGCCTGACACGTTCAATTGGGCGTGTACTGACTTGAATTCAAGTTTGTCAAGCCAAGCCTTGTACGGGTCGGCTAATGGTTTTCCTGACAACATTGTGAGCCTAATTGTTGACCGCAGGCAAGTGTATTTGCTTAAAGATGTGACCACAGAGGTTTGGACAGATGTGGGGAATACCATCACGGGGATTACGACTTTCCCATTTGCCCGAGTGCCTGGCACTACCGTTCAATCAGGTATTGGTGCGGCATTCTCTGTGGCTAGGTTTGGAACTTCTTTTGCTTTGGTTGCCAAAGATACCCGAGGCGATTCAACCATTGAAGCAATGGTTAACTACGAATATAAAAAGTTTTCTACCCATGCGGTTGAACAATCTTTGATGAATCATGTGACCAGCGATGCCATTGCCTACACCTACCAAATTGAAGGTCACGAAATGTATGTGGTGACTTTCCCATCGGTGGGCGAATACGGGTTGACATGGGTTTATGACGGGGCAACCCAACAATGGCACAAATGGCTTTCTTGGGATTCTGACCTTGCTGTGTATAAGCGCCATCGATCAAATTGCGGTTGTTACTTCAATAATGAATATATTGTTGGCGATTATGAAAACGGCAAGATATATACGATCCAAAACGAGGTTTACACCGAAGATGGCGCAACAATTCGCCGTTTGCGCCGTGCGCCCCACTTGACCACAGACTTGCAGCGGCAATACTTTGAATCGTTCCAAATTCAGTTTCAGCCAGGCGTGGGCTTGAACACGGGGCAAGGTGATGACCCCCAAGCCATGTTGCGCTGGTCAAATGATGGCGGTTCTACATGGTCAAACGAGCATTGGACAACCATTGGCAAGATTGGGCAATATGCTAACCGTGCGCTTTGGAGGCGTTTGGGTTGGTCACGGGATAGAATTTTTGAAGTATCAATAAGTGATCCTGTTAAGGCGGTCATAGTTTCTGCTGAGTTGAAAGCAAGCGCAGGAGAAAACTAATGGCAACAACGCCAAGCACCAACATCAATATTCCATATTCTGCTTTTATTGAGCCGAACACTGGTAGACCGACTGAGGCTTGGCTGTTGTGGTTGATGAATCCTAATGTGATTTCTTTTAACGCCCAAACAACTATCATTAATGGTGGAACAATTAATAATGCGGTTATTAACAGTTCAACCATTGGTTTAACAGCGCCAGCGGCGGGTAAGTTCACCGATTTCACCGCCATAAACGGCGTTCAAGGGGGTACGTTTTGAATCACGCAGAAATATTTGCCGCCCATAAGGGTCAATTTGAAGCCGATTTGGGTACAGTCCATCATTTTTCGGATGGGCTTTATGCCAAGCAAATGCAGATTCCTGCGGGATTTATTGCGGGAACTCATGCCCACAATTACAGTCATTTGAGCATTTTGGCAAAAGGGCGGGTAATTTTGCGGACAGATGATGGTGCAAAAGAATACACCGCACCAGCCTGTTTGGAAATAAAATCAGGCGTACACCACACAATTGAGGCTTTAGAAAACTGTGAATGGTTTTGCATTCATGCAACTGATGAAACCGATGCAACTAAAGTTGATGAAGTTTTGATTCGAAAGGACACATCATGCCGATAGGATGGGCAATTGGCGGTAGCGCATTATTGGGCTATTTGGGCGCACAAGAGCAAGCTGGCGCTGCTGAAAATGCGGCTAACTTGCAATACCGTGGAACACAAGAAGCCGCCCGTCAACAGCGGGAAATGTTTGACATTCTTAATAAACAGCAAGAGCCATATCGCACTGCTGGTTATGGGGCATTGACCAAAATCAATGAGATGTTGCCGCAATTCACACGACAATTTACGCCTGCGGATTTGACTGCCAATCTTGCGCCTAACTATGAGTTTATGAAACAGCAAGGATTGGGGGCTACGGCACAAGGTGCAAATGTGGCAAGCCCAGGATCAAATGTTGATCTTGCTAAAACCATTTTTGCGGAAAACTATGCAAAAAACGCATACCAAGATGCGTTAACTAATTTTCGCAATCAACAAACTGACATTTTTAACCGTTTGTCAGGGATTGCGGGTATTGGTCAAACCGCACAAGGGCAAGCGCAAAATCTTGGATCGGCAACAAGTACAAACTTGGCTAATCTTGCCACGGGCGGCGCTAATGCGTTGGCTGGCGGTCAAATTGGTGCGGCTAATGCACAAGCTGGCGGGTTGCAAAACATTGGTAATTCCGCAATGATGTATGCCATGTTAAACCCAGGCGGGACTTCTAACTTTATGCAGCGATACAACGCAATTGGGGCTTAATCATGGCTGACATTAACCCAATCACGCCAGTTGCCACTGGCATTACGCCACCACCGCAAATGTCACTTGCTGACATGATGAATGTTGCACGACAAGGGCAAGCATATCAACAAGCTGAAAGAATCAATCCGCTGGCTTTCAAGCAACAACAACAAGCCACACGCACAGGTCAAATTGCATTAAGTGTTGAAGAACAAAAAGACATTGAACGCAGAGCAATGCAAACTTTTTTTGCCGACCCAAACAACTTTCAAACTGAGGGGCGCATTGACATAAACAAAATCAATGCCGCTGTTCCTAAACTTGCGCCGTTGACTGGCCCTGATTACGTCAGCAAGATAAGTACGTTAAGCACCGCCCAAACTGAAGCGTTAAAAGCCAAACAAAATCTAACCCAAGACCAACGTCAATTGGTTGGTTCTACATTAGGTTTGCTTGGTCGTGCTGGCGTTACTGATCCAAATATTGCAATTAAAGAATTGCAAATGTTGGTGCAACAAAATCCTGACAATGTGGATTTAAAAAACTTAGTTGAAAAATCTTATATGCCTGTTTTTACGGGTATGCAAGCAGGCCCACAAGTAGCTGATTCGTTGGTTAAAGCAAGTCAGTCTATATTGACCCCAACGCAACAACAAACACAACTTGCCCCATCAATGGCGGTAACAGAAAAAGGGCAAACAATATTGGCAACGCCTGGCATTGGTACAGCGCCGCCTACGGCTACCGTTGGAATTGTTGGGGGTATGCAAGGCAACGCACCAGTTGTAGGCGGCGTTACACCAGTTGGTGCGGGTACTGAGATTGCGCCTGGTATGCGTGTGCCTTACCCTGTACGCCGAGCAGATCAACCTTATATCAAAGAGCCAACCGAGGAAAAAGACCAAGCCGCTGGCGCTGAATATCGAAACAACTTGGTAAATGGACAAATGGGTTTGGCGCAAGGTCGCCGTAATGTTGAAGAAGTAATCCAGCAAGCCAACAAGATTGGACAGCAATTAATCTTTGAAAAAGGCGGCATACCAGGCAAAATTGAGCAAAAAATTCGTTCAGCTATTGGAAGTGAAGAATACGATATGCTTGCCAAAGACTTGGCAAACATGGCTATTACAAATTCCAAAGCAATGGGTTCTGTCGGTGGGACTGTGGCTGGTCTTGACATGGCTGCGGTGGCTAACGGCACAGTTAAAGTGCCGCCCGAAGTGTTGGTAAAAATTGCCCGTAGGGTGCAAGCCGACCAAACCAACCTTGATATGCAAGCCAACGGCGCACAGAAGTTTGCACTTCAATTTGGCGACAACAACATGAAGGCTTATCAGCAAGCATGGAACGCCAATGCTGACACAAAGATTTTTGAAGCCATGAACATCACTCGGGAAATAACTGATCCTGCAAAACAAAAAGCAGAATTAAATCGTTTATTTCCCAACCCAACCCAATTTAAGGAATTTTTAAAGAAATATCAGAACATCAAAAAACTGTCTGAAACTGGGAGTTTGTAATGGCTGATGTTTTAGAACAATTCTTAGGTGGAGGCGGGGCAGTTGCCGCACCACCCAAGCCAACTAGCGCCACAAAAGTTGCGTCAGCAGATCAAGCAAAGCGAGACAAAGACGCATTGGCTATTTTGCAAAACGAGTTAAAAGCATCGCAAGACCGTTTTGCGTCTGCTACTGACCCGCAAGCAAAAGCACGATTTCAAGGTGATATTGGCGCTTTGCAACGTGAAATTGGTCGCATAACTAAGACCGCAGCGCCAGCGACTAGCGCCCCGACAGCTACCCCATATACTGCGCCGCCCCTTGCTCTAATGGAAACATCAGGAGACCCTTTAGAAGCCTTTTTTTTGGGCAAGCCTGTTACTACCGCCCAACCTAGTCAACCAAGCCAACCAGCCGCAGAAACCACGGCAAGCACCCAAGAGGGAACAATGGGCGCTTATGTACCAAGACGGCAACCCGAAAGCAATGTGCGGCAAATTTTGGGCAAGGTATTGCAAAAAGGCTTTGAGGCCAAACAAGCACTTGGTCAAGATTTAGGAGAGCGTGTAGCTGGTGGCATTGATACCCTTTATGGGATTATTCCTGCCACCTATGGCGCTGGCGTACAGGCTTTGGCAAGAACTGCCCAAACACCCGAACAAGCGGAACGAACAGGGCAAGCCGCCGCCGCAACCATTGACAAGCCTTTGGGTAAAGCCTTAGGTATCACGGGCAAAGAAACATATAAACAACCATTGGGCGGCGTGACTGAGCCTATTGCCGAGCAAGTTAATAAGATGTTTAACGTGTTGGGCATGACCCCCGAGCAAATTTCAGAAAAAACTGGAATTCCTGCGCCTGACATTAGAAACATGGTTGTTATTGGCACTGTTGCATTGCCGCAAGCGGTTAAAGAAGTTAAGCCTGTTGTGGCGCAAGTAACAAAGCCAATCAGAGAAGCAGCCGCAGAACTGCAAATAGTTAAACCTAGTCAACTTACCCAAGCAGAAGCGCAAGCCCAATTTGAAGCCCGACAAGCGCCAGCGGGTAGCGTTGGTGCGGCTGGTGTACAAAACAACCCGTTTGCTGGAAAGATTACTGGTGAGGAAACTGTGCGTGGTCAATTCCCGCAAGTTAAGTTATCCAAGACCCCAACAGATGTGCCCGTTAACGAGCAAATAGTTCGTTCCCAATTGGTTCAAGAAATCATGCCAGGCGGTGCGGTTCGACCAGGCGTGGTGACGGGCAACGAGAATCTATTGCGTAATGAATACACAAAAGCCAAATTGGATACACCCGAAGGTCAAGTATTTAAACAGCAAATTGCAAATGAACAAGCGGCGTTGTCAAAGTTTGCCGAAGATCGAGTCAACGCTACTGGCGCATCCCGCAGCCTGATAAATGATGAACAACGTGGTGGGCGCATCAATGATGTGATGTATGGCACTTCACAAGATGATTTGGCATCGTCAAGCCTTACTGGATATTTGAATCAAGCCAAAAAAGAAATTTACGATTCAGCTTATAAACAAGTTGGCAACAACAAAATTAACAGTTCATTTGCTGACAAGTTATTTGTAGACCCGCAGATTAGAGCAACCTTTAGAGCAGATGGCACATTGGATGTTTTGAAGGGCGCAAAGGATTTGATTGAACTGGCTAAGACCGTGGGTTTTAAATTGCCTGATGGAACAATTGCCCCGCCTAGTTCTGTGGCGGCATTTGATGCTGTTCGCAAGAGCATGAACAAGCTATGGAAGCCCGAAAAAGCAAATGCTATTCGGGAAATCAACCAAGCTATTGACCGAGACATTGCGGCGGTTGCCGACCCTGCACTTTATAAACTTGGCGACAAAGTGCATCAAGTTGAAAAAACCATTTTTGGATCAAAGGGCATTAAAAATTTGTTTGGTGAAGTTGATGCCAATGGTGTTGTTACATCAGCCACACCGCTGGAAAAAATTCCAACCAAGCTAAACAATCTACCCAAAGACCAATGGAGACACATACGGGATACTTTGGATGAGTTAGCTAATGGTCGGGTTAGGGGTGCGCCTGAGGGCTTGCCACCAGTACCGCCTGAGTTGCAACAAGCCGCCGCCGCCGCTAGAGCCGAGATTGATGGCGCTTTAGCCCGTGAGGTGCAAAAGGCTGGCGCTGGCAAGATGGGCGAATGGAATCAAAACTCTGCCAACAATGTGATGAATTCTGTTGTTGGTCAAAAGATTTTGGAAACATTTCCTGCTGATGAAATTCGTAAATTCCATGCACTTAACTATGCAGGGCATTTGATGCCAGGGGTGCATGGCTATGAGGGTGCGGCATTACAAGCAAGGCGTGTTGGCATGATTGAAGGCAATTTGCCTAAGATAGGTGCTGGCGCTGGTGCGGCGGTTGGTGGGTTTGTTGGCGATGTGCCTGGCGCTGCCGCTGGTACATACCTCGGTCAACAAGCTGGCGCAAAGTATGCGGCAAGAATGGAACAACAAGCATTGACCAAGGCGGCTAAAAAAGCCCAAAAGGAAATGGAAAAAGCTACGGCGCTTGGTAAACAAACTGGTCAAAACAAAATTCAAGACTTGGGCAAATGATGGCTACACCCGAAATCGACTTAGTTAAATACGGCGTTCTTTGGCAAAAAGTCCAAGATTACGAGCGCCGATTTGATGACATGGATAAGAAGATGGACAAGATGGAAAATCAGCTTACTCAATTGGTTGCCCTTGCCAATCAGGGGCGTGGTGGCTTTTGGGCTGGCATGGCGTTGGTCTCTGCGCTGTCAAGTGTTGTGGGCTATATATCCCATTGGGTAGGCAAATCAAATTGATCCATTTACCGCCGCCCTTGCCGCAATAGCTGCAATAAAGCAGGGAGTAGCCCTATATAAGGACATAAAACAAACTGGCGGTGAACTTCACAAGATAACCAAAGAAATATCGGGCTTTATAGGTCAATTCTTTGAGGCGCATGAAGAAGTAAAAAAAGAAGCGGCAGAACAAAAGCGCAACCCGCCCAAGAATAAATCTTTAAAATCACAAGCCCTAGAAAACGTTTTCAATCAAATAGAGTTAGAGCGCCAAGCGGTTGAACTGCGTGAGTTTCTTATCTATCATGTAGACCCTGCCTTGGGTGCGGTGTGGACAAAGTTTGAGGAAGAATATGCAAGATTGCGGGAAGAAGAAGAACAGGATAGATTAGAGCAAGAAGCCAAGGATAGGAAGGCGTTATGGCAACGAAAGCAAATGCTAAACAATCTCCAAGACAAGGCGCTAATAATAGGGGCGGTAATGATAGTTACTATATACCTCCACCTCCTATTCCTCGCCCTGCGCCAAATGAGAATAGCCAAATGGGGTTCTTAGTAGCACTGATTAGCATGACGGTGGTGTTTGCTTTGATTTTGCCGATAATCTCTTTTATGTATATTGACATTCTTGAAGCCAAAAAGGAAACTAAGCGGCAACAAGAGCAAGTGCAACGGCTAATAAATCAGATTAAAAAGGAAAAAGAACAATGAGCGAGGAAAAAATTCAAGCAATGGAAAGCAAAGGCGCTTTGGTTGAAAAAATCACGTTTGCTTTGTTGCCTTTATTGTTTTCTTGTGTGGTTTATCTTATGTCGGCGCTTTCTAATCTGTCACATGAGGTAACTATCTTAAACAGTAAAATTAGTTTGGTGGTGACCTCTGACAATAAGCAAGCCAGCAACACAGGCGCAGAATTGGCAAGGGAAAAACTGCGGCAAGATTTAGAAAAAGAAATCCAAAAAAACAGGGATGACATTCAAATCAATCGTTTGCACATTGCCATATTAGAAGATAGAGCAGGCATGAAATCCACATTTAAAAAGGAAGATAAATGATTCCAATAGTTGCATCCCTTTTAGGGACACTTGCCGAAAACGGGTTAGGGCTGCTATCCAGTGCCATCCAAGCCAAAGGCAAACAAGTTGTGGAAAACACTTTGGGCGTGAAAATCCCTGACGCACCAACCCCCGAGGATGTTAGTAAGCTGCGCCAGCTTCAATTTGAACACGAAGAACGGCTATTAGAGTTGGGTATAGAAAAAGCCAAAATGGAACTGGCAGAACTGCAATTGTTTGCCGATGCTGCCAAGAACGAAGATAACAACGTCACAGATCGTTGGCAGTCAGATATGAATAGCGACAGTTGGCTATCCAAGAACATACGCCCTATGAGCCTTATAGCTATCTTCTTTGGTTACTTTCTCTTTGCCATGATGAGCGCCTTTGGTTTAAACGCCAATGAATCCTATGTTCAATTGCTTGGGCAATGGGGGATGCTGATAATGGGCGCTTACTTTGGCGGCAGGACTATTGAAAAATTAGCCGAAATGAAAGGCAAAAAATGAGCCTTAATACAGAACAAGCCGCATTCCTGTTGGATATGTGCAAACTGATCCAATACGCAACAGACCAAGGTTTCGTAGTCACTGGCGGGGAACTGGCTAGAACACCCGAGCAACAAGCAATCTATTTCAAGACAGGTCGATCCAAGACCATGAACAGCATCCACCTAAAGCGGTGCGCCATTGATCTAAACTTTTTTAAAGATGGCAAGATTATTTGGGACAAGGAAATTCTTGCCCCTTTGGGTGCGTATTGGGAAAGCCTGTATTCAAAAAACCGATGGGGCGGCAATTTCAAAAGCCTTGTTGATTGCCCCCACTTTGAGCGCAACGTTTAATCTATATTTTCAAGGTACGCTAGTAAATATGCAATTATCACTAGCGTACCCACCCCAATAACTGCGCCAATAGCCAAGGCAAATACTGTTGCAATCATAAAATCCCCTGTTGTTTTTTCCATCGCCTACACAAATCTTTAGCTTCCCTGCTTTTAGGTTTTCTGTCGCACATTTCACTGATAGACTTTTCTTTTGCTTTTACTCGCAATTGCGCTGCCGTAAGTGGCTGCGGTGGATCAGGAAACAAGCCATTGAACCCCACTGTGCCTAGCAATGCGCTAAAAATAATTTTGTCAATCATGCTTGTCCCCTTGCCTTGATCACAGTGCCACCCACACCGTTTTGGGGGCGCAATGGGCGTTTACAGCCTTTTGTGGGGCGTATCCATTGCCACGAATTACCCCCCGTTTTTTGGCAATAACTGCAATTGCACCCCAAGCACGTTTGTCAGGCGGTTCGGGCAAGCCAAGAGCCTCGGCATACCATCGCACATCCTCGGTCATAAAGGTTGCCCCTTTATTTTCTTGGCAATAAGCCAAAAACAATTCAACCGCCCGATCAGACCAACTTGGGGTTACCTTGTCGGCATGATCAACCGCCCGTTGAATTCCTATGTCACGGGCTTTTTCAGCCTCGAAATTCAATTGATATTGGTTCATTTTAGAACGGCATATCGTCATCATTAGAGGGCAAACCCTTGGGTTCGTAGGGCTTGGGGTCGTTTAAATATGCCCAACCATCCCAACCGTTTTCTTTGAGTGGGATTACATCCAGCTTGAGCATTTCACCGTTGCGGGTTTCAATAATGCTGCCAATGCGTTGATAGCGGTTTTTGGTTTGACCCTCTTTGTTGGTGTACTGACCCACAATAGCGGAGATTTCTTTTTTGACTTTGGACATTATTTGCTTTCAATGATTTGGTTTAATTGTTGAACTTGGGATTCGACTTCAGTTAAGAATTTGACAATCTCAGCTTCAATCTCTGCAATAAAAGCATCATCCCGATCCACACGGGTGACAAACAATTGCGCCTTGGCAGGCATTCGGGGATCAAAAACAACGTAATCACACCATTTTTTACCCGTACACGCCATTTGGAATTGCATCTGCGTGAAGTACTTGCCAGGCACTTTCTTGGTCAGCAGCGCCTCAATCATGCCCTTAGTTTCAGGGCATTTAATCTCGACCAAACCATCATCCCCCACCAAGCCATCAGGCGAAGCGCCAGCCATCTCAATTGTGGGATGGGGTACAAACCCCACTTCCTCGACCATTACGCCCTGTGCCGCCTCATAAGCCGCCCGTGCAAAGGGTTCTTGATCTGTGCCCCATTGCATTGCGGTATTAATATAGGACTCTGCCTTGGTTTGGGTCAGGCGTTCCACCACCAATTGCGCCATGTAGTTTTCACGGCTGGCGCTGTAACCCGTCTTGGTTTTAGCGATTACGTCTGCCACTCTGCTGGCGGTGACCTTGCCTAATCGTTGGGTAAACCATTCCTCGGTGCGTTGTTCATCCATTGCGAGCCTCCATCATTTCATCAGCTTGTTTGTAAGCTAGTTGAGCGTTTTCCCAAAAATATTCGGGGTCGATTACACCGCCCGCCGCCAAAATGGTTTGCAGTGCTTTGGCTGCGAAGTAATCCCGCAGGGTCATTTTGTCCAACATATCAGGCATTTGATTTCTCCTTTTTGGCTTTTGCGATACGGTCAGCCTTGGCTTTAATTACCTTGGCTTGCCATGCTTGGTCGCCCTCGCAAGCGGCGTAGGCGGCGGCGTAAGCGGTTTGCAATTCCTCTTTGTTGGCGCTGGCATCAATAGCGGCAAGGTGGTCGGTCATTTGACCAACATCCACTTTGCTTTCAACTGGCGCACGGCGGCTGGCTGCTACACCGTCATCATCTTCGGGTGCGAGGCCAGTGGCGGCTAAAATTGAGTACCTCCTTGCATAGGTCAAAGCCGAGCCAAAACCCATTGCATCTTGTTTACTGGCGGGTACATGAAGCAACCCGCATTCCATAACTTCACCTGATTCATGCACAAAAACGGTTTCCAATAAAACCCCATCTTTGCATTCGTAGGTGCGTTGCATTAAGCCAATACCGTTTTCGTTTAAAGCCCCTACAACAGCGTCAATACAACTGGATAGGTCAGCATACTTAGAACGAAAATGCGGGTTTGTAGAAGTCTTTAATGCCTTGCCAAACTGCTTTTGTGCTTTGACAAACGCTGCGGCTATGTGCTTGCCGATTGGCGGTTCTTTTTGGAATGCACGTTCGATCAGTTCTTTGGTTTCCATGATTTTTCCTTAGTAAGCGTATTTAGGGCCGCAGGTGACTTCCACCACGGTTTCGACTGTGTAACCGCCAATCTTTCGTTTGGCGTAAAGAGGGATGGCACGAAGTCCTGACGATTCGCACTGGCGTACAGCGTCAATGACTTCATTGCGCCCCATTGGTTGCACTTGTTTGTCAACAATCAATTCTTGGTCGGGCGCTTTGGGCGTGTAGCCTGGCAAACTTGAGCAGCCAGCGGTAATAACCGCAAGCCAACATAGAAGTGGGTAAGTAATCATTTTCATTCCGATTCCTTTGCAATCAAATCAAGCTGGCACTGTTTCAATTCGTCTTGGATGTTTTCTAATTGGTAGATGTATTCCCGCAAACGGGATTCCAACAATCCAACGTGATATGCAAGGCGGTATTGGGATGGTTCGCCTGCATATTGTTTTTCAGCAATATCACGCATTGATTCAATGATTTGGTCGGCGTTCATTTATGGTCTCCAAACAAAAACGTCAAGGGCAACCACCACAAGGGCGGCAATGGATACGATCCACAAGGCGACTTGCGCCCAATCGGTTGGCTTAGTGTATTTTTCAATTTCAAACATGGTTGATCCTTTAGGGGCTTGCGCCCCTGTACTAATTACATATTTGCGTCAGCTTTTTTCAAGCCGTTGCCAAGGGTGAATTGGGTTTGTGCTTCTTCAGCATAATGACCATACTTTTTGCAGAAGGCCAACAATTTTTTGCGTACAGAAACAGGATGCCAGTAATCTTGTTCCGCATGAAGATCAAGTTCATGCAAGCAAAGCCAGCAAAGGTCTTGAATTGTTTTGTGTGTAAAAGAATCGTACCCACACACATCGGGTAGTTGAGACAATGCTTTGTCAAATGTCATTTGGTTTCCTTAAAAGACCCTGTGCGAATTGCTAGGGCATGGGTGGAAGTATAAGCCAACTTATATATCCGTCAATAACTATTTTGTAGGGAGTTTCCCTAATGTTGCATTTTTGCAATTGCGTATAATCTAGCTTATGAATAAGAATAAGTTTATTGCACTTGCAGGATCACAGCGTGAGCTAGCAAAGATGTTGGGCATTAGCCAAGCGGCTGTGTCTCAATGGAAAACTGTTCCGCAGCAAAGAATTTGGCAATTGAAAGTTTTGCGACCTGATTGGTTTGTGAAATAATTTGTTTGAAACACGGCTAGGTTGGAAGTCATGAGCCAACCAAAAAGCGAACTCCCCGCCTGCCGCAGTTTCTTTTTTGGGAGAGTTGCGGAGTTTGCTTTAT